TGTAATCAAAATTCTCATACTGAACATTTTCACGAGGAATATTGTCATCAAATTTAACAGTGTAGTGTTTTTTTATGTCCCCCACAGTGTGTGAGTTGATTATAGACCCATCAAACGTGTTGCACAAGTCTAACCAAATATGCATCAACTTGATTCGAATATATCTGTGCAATCTAGTGTTTGTAAAATCTAACGTATACCAACCCTTAAGCCAGTACTGATCTCGTTCGTTCATATTGTACTTTTTTCGATCATCGTATGCGGATCCAATATTGTCACCAAGACCAGGACCAGGACTGATTGCAAAGATCCGCGTTCTGTGATTCCAAACACAGTTGAAACTATGGTTCATAGCTTCGATGTCTTCGCCAGGCGCACCAATCACCCAACACACGGTTGCATTCATGCCAGCAATTTGACTATCGATAAGGTTTTGATTGATTTCAACAACAGTGTTCTTTTTGTTGATCGCCATAAGAACTTTATCACTGCCAGACTCAACACCGTAGTTTAGACCAATACATCCAGATTTTTTTAACAACTTGTAGAAATCTAAATCCATTCTACCATCGATACGAGCATATGCCCACCAATGAATATTCAATTTTCTGTCAATTAGTTCTTCACAGAATCTTTTTAATCCGTTTACGTTACCATTGACCAAACTATCAACAAAGAATACAAAATTGAGGTTGTATTTTTTTACTTGATATTCCAATTCATCAACAATAGCTATTGCATCTCTGTCTCTAAACTTCCAATACCACACCTCACTACAGTATGTACACCTTGCAACACATCCCCTACTTAGTTCGGTGCATATGGAGTTAGGCAGTGTATATTTGTATAGACTAAAGCTTGAATAATCAGGAAGCGGTAAACTGTCAATATCCACACGAACTTTACCAAACAACATGCCGACTTTGGGGGCATCTGGTTTTATACCATTCTCCCAATTGTTGAGAAAGTCTAGTATGGTCTGTTCGCTCTCACCCATAAAATAGTAATCGACGTTATCTGGTTTTTCAAAGTGACCTTCATTACATTGAGGCCCGCCAAATATAATAGTGGTTTGAGGGCTTCTTCTTTTGATCTCATTGACTACCCAAGTGGTTGATAGAATGTTTGTGTAGTAAACACTAAGCCCAACAATGTCAGGTTCACCTTCAAGGATCTTATCAACGTATTCTTGCAACAAGTGTTGATATACTGGAAATATCTTTTGTGAATAGTATGGTTCTTCCCACCACCAATAGTTCGCGACTTCATAGGCGCCAGCGAGTTCTGGATCTTCTGCTTTTAGATCGTAGTACGACTGTACATTAAAATCATAAACTTGGGTGTTGTATCCTGATGCTCTTGTTAATGCCACCAACCTTGCCAGCCCGTATGGCGGCATTTGGATTGACCAAGATCCAAATAACGCAAAGGTTATTTTAGTTTTTCTTGTGGCGCTGTATTCTACAGTTACAGGCTCAATAAAATTACGTGGAGATTTGTTTATAACTTTTGGTGCAAGGGTTTGCAACACCAACATATCATTGTTCATAAATCATACTCAATTGTTAATGCGAAAAGGAGAAAGGTCTCCCCCTCTCCTTTTCTATTTAGGTGTCTGTTATTATCGATTACTGAACTTTAGCTTGCGTCTCTGCTAGCTTAGGATCAGCAACAAGACCCGCTTCAACCATGATACCATCAGGTCCAGCCAATTCGTCAGATACCATGTACTGTGCGAACTCTTTTAGACCAGTAGTTGAACCATAGTGTTGTGTCTTAACGTAGATGAACAATGGGCGTGATACTCTGTATTTGCCAGAAGCGATAGTTTCTCTTGTAGGAACTACGCCTTGGAAAGTAGCTACACGTAGTTTATCTGTGTTGTTCTCATAGAACGAAAGACCAAACACACCAACCGCTTCTGGGTTAGCGCTCAAGCGTGCCAAAGTTTCAGTATAGTCACCGTCAATCTCTACAGCACGGCCGTCTTGACGTAGTGCGGTGCAAGCGTCTGCTTTACCATCACGATCTTTGAACAGTTTGTCTGTTTTGAACACAGTACAACCCACAGTAATAACCTTTAGGTCAAACACTTCACGTGTACCGTGCTTAGTACCTGGGACGAATACCATGATCTCTTGATCAGGAAGTTTTGGATCCACTTCTGACCACTTAGTGTATGGGTTTGGAACAAGTTTACCATTAACTTCAACCTCAGCAGCAAGTGCGTTGAACCAATCGGATGGAGTAAAGGCAAACTCTGGGCCATTGGCATCAGATGCAAATACGATACCATCGTATCCAATACGAACTTCTAGTACATCGTTTACGCCATTTGTACGGCATAGTGACAATTCACTAGACTTCATCTTACGTGAAGCTCCCGTAATGTCAACTGAATTTTCATCAGCGCTTTCACAGAATTTAGAGATGCCAGCACCAGTGCCGCCACCTTCAACAATAGGAGTTTCAAACCCTGAATTTTCACCAAAATATTCAGCCGCAATAGTTGAGAATGGTAGTACGGTTGAGGATCCAGTGATGTGGATATTATTTTCAGCATACGCAAAAGTAGGCATAGCAAGAATAGTCGCGAGAACGGCTAGTGTAAGTTTCATTAGATTTCCTTAATGTGTATATGTTTGAAGCCCCATTGCTTCGGGGATATTTATGAGTTAAATTGTAAAAATGTGTTAACGTTTTTATGAAGGTTTTACGAAGTTTTTGTAAAACACATGGTTGTCAATTCGGCTGGTTTGATCATACTCTTTACGCCATTTTGGTTTAACGTAAGTAGCATGAAACATTGTTGCACCATCTGTAGGGTCAAATTGACGATCTTGGGTGTTGTACACTAACCATGCGGTTGTTAGAGCATCCACCCAAGCTATTTGGTCAGTTATGGCATCAGATTTACCATCTTGCGTCCAGCTAAACTGACCATCTTCCCACACCACTTCACATATGGTGTTAGGAAAATTGGGATCTTGTACGCGATTGAGAGTGACCCACGCTACAGCCATTTGGCCAAGGTTCGACTCTCCTCTTGCTTCAAAGTAAATGTTTTCAGCAAGGCAGTTAATTTGTTTACTAATTTCAATGTATTGTAGTCTATCAACTTCAGTATTATTAATAACGATTTGATCGAAGTTGCTTCTTGCATCAGCGGAATCTACTCCTATAGCGATCATTGAGGCAATCACAGCAATACTGCCGATCAAGCCAATCTTTGTGCCAAGTTTCATTACTGTTTCCGTTTGTTGTTACAGGTGACTTATTTATACCATAGCCTAAACAACAAGTCAACTACAAAAGGCACCATGCGCGGAAGATCGCGCAATTATAAATACCGCGTAAACATGGTTTACATAACAGAAAGTAGGTAATGTATGAAACAGATCGTTTTAAAAATGTACCTGTATCTTCCTGTTGTCGCTCTACTCCTTGGAATAGTATTCGTCTTCGCTTCTGAAGACACTTATCGTTATGAGTGCCAAGACCCAGCTAATTGGGAAAACCCAATCTGCCAGCCACCAATGTGTGAAGCTGCAGGGGTATGCACAAAGGACCTAGTGTATGACGGCGAAGCTGCAGCACAAGTGTTGGAAACAGCACCTGAAATCTTGAATCCAGAGCCACAGTCAGAAGCTGTCGCTGAGGAACCAATTGACCAAATATTAACTGATATTGAAACCCAAGGAGGAACCCCATGAGCGAACAACCAACTGAACCAAGAGATATCGTAGAAGAGCTTAATGCGAAGCTGCGTTTTATCGTTGGGGTATGTCTTGCATTCACTCTCACTGGAACAATCTTTGCTGTTCTATATTCACTTATTCACGTGACACAACCAATGTCTGTCTCACCAAACGACATGAAGTTCTTTGAATTAATTCAACCAATCGCAACATTCTTGACAGGTACGCTGTCTGGTATTATGTTGAGTGGTCAAGGATCTTCTCGTAAGAAAAAAGATCAAGAGTAATCATTTTAAGAATATGTGATCGCCTATGATAACTGTGGGATTGTAATCTTTCTGCCAATAGGGCACTATGTACACTGTGTGATACATCGTAGCACCTTGAGTCGGATCTTTTACTCGCCCATAGTTATTATAGACAGATATGGCTGCAGCCAAAGCTACTGAAAACTTCTTGACACTACGAGGGTTTCTATGCTTTCCATCAATCGTCCAACTAAACTGTTTGTACTGAAAAACTACACCACAAATGGTATTTGGATAGTCACCACTATAAACTCTGTTTAATGTTACCCACGCAACAGCTTGTTGACCAACATATGATTGGTTGTTGGCTTCAAAGTATATGTTCTTGGCTAGACATATTATGTCTTGTTTAGTAGAACCTTTGCATGGCGTACTAAATGCAAATAGTAAAATTATAAAGAGCACAACTATCCGCATCAAAACATTTACTATTTTGATAGAGGGTTGTTTAGTGCCTCTTGTAGTTTTTGATTTAGATCAGTCTCTAACTGACGCATCGCAGCTCTCAAATCTTTTTCGGTAGTGCGATTGTTAGCCTCAACCTCTCTAATTGATTCTGTGACATCTTTCTGCAATTGATTATTGTCAGATGTCATCGACTCAATGCCAGATTCGATGTTTGATTGAGCATCTTTAACACGTTGCTCTGATCTATCAACAGATGTTTCTAGTCTAGTGATATCTTCTTTTAGACTGTTCTTAATGTCTTTGGTGTACGAAATCGCTTCTTCTAGTTTAGTGTCAATAAGTTCATTCTTAGCATCAATTGCTGCGACATCAATATTCAGTATGATTTCTTTCATACTCATGTAGTCTGCATAAATGACAAATGCACCATACAGTGCACCTATTACGGAGCCTGCCAAAGCGCCTGCTGCACTAATCGTTACAGCAGTCATCTTTATTCCGAATATACGGAACTCTTTGTTCTTGAGATTCTCTACACTCTCTTCAAGATTCTCAAGTTCTTCCCCTAGATCTTTAACCATTTCATCCTCATGGTATTTCTTCTAATTGTAACAGTTGCAATTGCTCTAGTTCTTGTTGCAGCTTTTGCAATTCTAATTGTTTCTTTTGTAGTTCTAGCTCAAATAATCTATTACAGTCAATTCTATTTTTTGCTACTTTGCCTAGTGGTATGGTTATTCTGGCATACACACCAACATCTCTAAGAGCAGACTGATCTGGATCGTAATTGGAACCTTGATTAATAATCCCTGTCACACCATACTCTAATTGTGTAGCAGATCCTATAGCATTAGAACACCTTAACTCACCAGCATCAAAGCTGTCCGATTGATAGCTTTGTTGAGCATTTGGTATAGCTAAGTTTAACGAACTTGCCGTTTCAGCAAAACTTATATTAGCGTTAAGTAATAATGCTATAGTTAATAATTTCTTCATATCAAACTCACTTTACCTTTGAGCATATCCTTGATGACACATTGGTTTTTGTTATATCATCTTTAATAAATCTAGATAAAGTGCAAACATATACTACTCTATCTCTATCGGCATTTTTTATATAAACATCGATTGACTTCTTTTCTAGATAGTTAAGATTTACTATCTTACTATCACTGACAAACGATATTGGATTCCTGTCTTTGTCATATACTTCTATCTCATAGTAATTGACATCTTCACGTCTATTGAATAGCTCTATAGTAGTCTTTATCACATTGTCAATGTACGATGCATTAAACTCCACATAAGTTGGTGACATTTCGTGGCCCCAAACTGGACCACCAAACGCCACCAACACTACAAATAGAAACTTCTTCATTATTTTGCTATGCACTCAGCAACAACACTTGCTACGTAAGAACCAGCGGGAAATGCTTGGTTGTATCCATAGGTAGCTTCTGACGAAATCTTAAACCATGTTGAACCAGCGAGTGTTAGATCATACTGGATCGTGTTGTCATATTCTACTGCATTGGTAGTATAAGCAGACATTGCTGGAACAGATACTTGACTGACTTCAACATCGCCATCCCACTCAAGCGCAGAGCTGGTAAGATTTGGTGATGATGTGAATGATGTTGGGTATGTGATTCTACCATAGTAGTAGTTACCAATAGCAACATCGTATCTTACGATTGGTTGTACACCGCCATCTGCAGCAGCTGTTGATAGCGTATTAGGAGATGGGTTTCCAAACACACCTTGTGTTGTTGTGTATACGGAGCATTTAGATGCAACCGTACCACGAATTGTTGGGTTATCAGCGTGTGCCATTGTGGCTGCTGACAAACCTGCCATTACGATTAAAACTTTCTTAAACATTTTGTTCTCCGTTATTTTATGGATTTAACTCATATTGCGACCGTACCATCGTTTGATGTATGGTACTGTTCGCCAAATTTCTCATCACGTCAGCATTATCAGGCAATGTGGAATCTTGCAACACCACATTATCTTCATATACACCACCTTGAATTGAAGCGGTCAAATACGCATTAAATTCCGTAGAGGTTAATCTAAGGGCTTCTAGCATGGCATTCTGTTTAGCAGCTTCAGCTATCTTCATGTTATTGTCAGTCACAGATAACTTAGATTCTAAATCTTCTTTATCAATCTCTTCTTCTTTTGGTTCTGTATTGTCAGCGTCTGCTTCTTCTGGAACCTCCGCCTTAGTATTTAGTATGTCTTGTACGTATTGATCATAATAAGGATCGTTTATATCAACACTGGCGTTTAAAAGCCCGTTATCTAAAAGCCATTGATATAAAGCATCTTTAAACCCTGGACAACTTGGATCACTTAGCGGTACTACGCACGAGTCAAACTTAAAATTGTATCCAACGTTTACATCTGATAGTGTACCATCACCTATGACGGATATTGATCCATCACCCATAGACAACGTTGGTATATCACCAAAAGTCAAAAACTTATTTATTGTTCCTCCAGGCAATTGCGACCAATCGTCAGTATGGCTGAGAATATATCCGTCACCTGTAGCAACTTCATTCTGTATAACGACCCATGAGTCTGTAGTAGGATCTTTGGTTATTGTGTATTGATATATTAAACCATTAATAGACAATCCCGCTTGAGGTGGCAGTATGCTGTCCATCGTCCACTGAAGCGCAATAGCAGCAGCGTTGCCTGTTTGGCCAGTTGTAACCTCAGATGCCAGCGGTGAGGCCGAGAAGCAGTAAAAGAATAGCACCGCCGCCAAGCACTGTTGACTTAGTGGACGAATCCATCTTGAGCATCTTTCCATTGGTTTCTCCTGGAATCTTATCTGGGTTTGCTTCCCACGCTGTCTTTGCTTCTGTTCCTATCATCCCATCAAAAGGGCAAGGTGTTCCAGCATCCATCATAGCTTGAAATATTCTAGGATCTTGACACATTGTCGATACAGCGGCAACTTTCATACCCATATCATACAGCGTCTTAGCATTCTTTAGTTTTTCACAATTCATATCTCTCACAGTCTTACCCGCAGAGATACCAAGTATTTGTGTTTGTACAGCCCCTGATACGCCAACGGTGCACAGATCACTGTTGGCAAAATTTATCCCAGGCGCGATTGCTGAGGGCGGTGGCGAATTAACATTGGTGGTAGTTTCACCATTGCTGGTTACGGTACTGTCTGTATTAGCTATTGTACAAATATAACCAGTGGGGCATGGTGCAGTTTGTGCCTGAGCAAAATTTGCTAAAACCACCAATATTCCGAATGAATACAATAATGTCTTAATCATTTCTCACCTGCTATAAAACTCATTTGCAGGTCTATTTATAAAAAAAAGACCCAGCAAATCGCTGGGTCTGTGATAATCAGAACGGTGGTTCTTCACCTTTGAATGAGGGTTTCCACCCTTCTGAGACTAAAGATTGTAACCTTTTTTTATGGATAGGTTGTCGGAACTGAGCGTGTAAATGTGAACCTGGGGCTTTATCATTTTCAAAGAACCCCCAAGTCATTAGGAAGCAGTCAATTTGGATTGGTAGGTCCATCAGACACCAAACAGTCGTTGAATGTCACGAGGATGGGTAGGCAACTGACGGCCCTGATTGTACTCTTCCATGATAGTCTCACAGAAGTCTGCAATCTCTGAGTTATCACTAAACAACTCTTGACAAGTACGAAAGAAGTTACGCATACGCATATCGTTAGTGTTATCGCTAGCAGCTGCGCGGTGAGTCTTGCCTGCACGTTGATTGCTCATCTAGATTCTCCATGTTAAGCTAGAACAGTATACAACAGTTTTGTAAGGATGTCAACTCACCGCTTCCAATATCCAAATCTTTGGTTGGGATTAGGTTGAACATCCACGTATTTGGTTCCAGTGGTTACAGTAACATCTGACACAAGGTTGCCAGTAAAATAGTTATGTTGTTGAACTATGTATTCGCGCAGTCGTTTGATTTCGTCAGCAGCTTCCCAACAAAGTTCTTGCATCCCATCTAGTCTGACATTGTGTAGACGTTCAATTAAATCTGTCATTCCTGTACTCCTAAACTGGCACATACCGTGAAGCCAACACATCTCCCCAAGGGGCAGTCATAGTCATCATCCTAGGAGTGTTAGACTTAGTAGGTTTTGCGTCCCACCATGCCCAAGCCTCCTCGGCGGTTTCAAACTCGACAGAAGACCAGTTGCCGTGCTCCAGCGGTGTCTCTGTCATAAACTCCGTTTTCATAACCCAACCAGTCATCTCAGTTCTCCGTAGCAGGGTGCAAGTGTATAGAGTCAACACGGTAAGCATAATCATCATACTTTTTGTCGAGCTGGTCAACATACTTACTGGCGTCGACATGGTTGTCAAATGCGGCGACTGCGTTAACAAATTGTGTTTCGCGGTAATACCGCATTACGACATATATCATGCGGCCATCAACATTCCAGCGGGGACTTTGTATGTGGTGGTTCCGAACATACCCGCATTGTTTGCAGAAACCAAGACGGTCTTTTGGTTGACCTTGGTGACAGTACCAGTGACAGAAATGTTGCCACGACCCGTGAATTTCACATTGTCACCAGCCGCAAACTGACGAATGCTTTTGCGTGACAGGTAGGTCATCTGCAATTTGATTGCTTCGATAACCAAGTTAACTTCGTCTTGAGTCTTCAGTTGACGGATATTATCGACAACGGTATTTGCAAGAGTAGTCATTTCGATTCCTTTTGTTTTCTACATTCTCAATATAGTGGGTTTGATAAGAAATGTCAAGCCCTAAACTTCGCTGAACCCGAAAGGATCCACCATGAACCATACACCATCTTCAAACTCAACAACATCACCAACAGACAGAGAGTGACATTTGTCTTTCCAAATCACTTTGGAATCATCGTTCCAAAGATTGGTCAGTTCAAACGCTTGTTCAGCGGTATCAACATCGATAGTTGCAACATGACTAAAGAAAGTCCGCATTTCAGGCTTCCAAGACTTTGATCCATTGTTCATCAAAGCCTCTTTCGCTTCAAGAAACGGCGCCCAATTCGCGCGCCACGATGTATCCGTTTTAATCTGCCAGATCTTTTTCATCTCATCATCCCTTAGTTACTGAGCGATTCGTAAACAACCCAAGTTTCATACCGAACAATTTCAAAACCATCTTGTTCACCATTATACATCGGACCAATCAAGTTGAGAACCTTAGGGGCAGAATTTTTGTCTTGCAACTTCTTGGTGAAGTGTTTTACAAACCGATGACCAAACCGTTCTGCAAACTCAGTTGCCGTCATCAACAGACTATCTAAACCCTCACCGACAACTTGAAACTTACAACTCATTCCGCATCTCTTCTTTCAACAGTTTTTCAAAGCATTCCATCATATCGTATCCAGCGGTCAACGCGCGTTCACGATCATCCTCATCATCTATCAACATGTAATTTGCGATGTTGGTCTTGCAAGCGTCGATGTAGTTGAGAAGTTCGTTTTTCATGGTGATTCCTTTTCGTTCCCTACATGATCAATATAGTGGTTCTGATAAGAAATGTCAAGCCCTATTCTGAGGTATCAAAGAATTTTTCAAGGCTTGTTGGATAGAACGGCATTCCCCATTCTGCAATGTGTTGTTCATCTTTTTTTACAGCGTGACCCAAACCGCTACCGATGTAGAATTTGTCATCGCCATAATCAGGGCGCACCCGAACAATGCCGATAGTCCCAAACCAAACGGCCGATACTACATTGTATGTGTGTGTCATTTTTACCTCAGAAGTAAACGTGAAGATTGCTGTAATTCAAATCACCGCCATTGATCATGGTAGTGCCGTCAATGATATAGATTTTGTCGCCATCTTCGACAGTAAGACCGATATCGGTGCCGTATTTGACACGGGTAGATACGATTTTGCCGAGGAAGGCTTCGCCATTCCAGTAACCCGAAACCTCTTTACCGACCGCGTTGTAGAGCTCATTCATAAAACCGTTCATCATCATCTCCTCTGACTACATATACACACTACACCAAAAACATCTTGATGTCAAGCCACTTTAGTCAAAAAAGTTACCAGAAGACCATTTAAATTCTGTGTCACTCACATCAATCCAAGCGCCTGGCCCAAGAATGAAAGCGTGGTTAGCTTCGGACATCGCAACGAGGTGATTCGGTGCTTCAGTGGTGAAAGTGTCACCGTATGCAGTGAACTTGAAGGTTTTAATTGTCATTTTATTTCACCACCTCTTGCAGTTTATATTTTTGTTTCCACGAACCGATACGGATATCGGTATAGTGACTGACGTTGAAGTAATCGCTCATAATATCGCTACGGTCATAGAAGTCAGGACCTTTCATAGCATTTAGCAGTTCAGTTAGGAACTTACGAGCAACGCCTTTGTAGTGTTCGTGGATCCAATACGTGTTGACATCTTCACGTTCGCCGAAATTAATAACACCGCTCTTGATAGTGACAACTAGAGTACTGTTATGACGAACACTGATAGTGCCTTTCATTTTGTACTTAGACATCACTGCACGGATCTTCGGAGCAAGTTTGGACTTGTCCTCTTGTGAAACATAAGCCATGGTGATTCGTATCCTTTTCTCAACCTACATATACACAATACACCGAAAACATCTTGAAGTCAAGAGAAAAATTACATCATAATGAGTTTTTTTCTTCAAGACTTGCGATTAACAATTCGGCGTAGTGGATCACTTTACGTAAATCTTCTACGCCGTTTTTCTGTTTGTATCTACACGTATACTTGATGATGTTGCCTTGGCAGAAGTCGAGCCCATTAGCAATGATAAAAGTTACGGGTTGAATAGCCATGTCTTTGTAGTGAGTACCACCCACTTGTTTAGTCATGGCATTATCTTCATCAAAATCTTGCACTGTCATAGTAGGTCGTGAAGCTCTACTTTAGGATAATCGGGGTTCTTGAGAATCTTGCCATCCGCGCGGCGTTGAATTGAACCATCAGGTTGAATGCAACGACCAAGGTTGTTTTGGTGTACTCTAGCCAAAGCCTCATCAAGGTTCCACCCAAAGGTAGAAGCGTAACCATAACAGACGTAGACCAAATCTGCAAGTTCCTTCAAGGCTGCAGCTGCGTCTTTCGCTTCGTGTCTTTCATGAAAGAACTCATCAAACTCATCTTCAATAAGACTGAATCTAAAAGGTTCAACTGTACCCTCATCATCAAGCCATTCGGATTGGGGTAGGTTAATAGGTTGACCCATTACAATAGCAAAATCTTTCACCATATCCAAAGGTGAAGTTTTAAAATTATCCATTCTTACTTTTCCTTGCATAATTATCGTCCAACAAACTCAGTCTTTCCTTTGTGATCTTTGTCAAAGTGATACCAACAATAGTTGTCTACTCCTTTGACCTTGTTTTCTTCCCAATACAATCGACCAACACTCACTACCTTATCACACCGCTTCATATAAGGACCCATACGCACGTTGTGCATGTAATCCGCTGGCAGTAGTAACCAAGTAGGTAGAAGCTGCGTTAGGTGGTCCATAATGGGTTGTAGGACCTTCCAAGTGAAAGGTGGATTCGTGATGAATTGGTAGTCACGATCCGATCCAACCTCTTCTTCTTTTAAGCTTAGACAGTTACGTTGAACCACACCATCTGCTTGAGGATCAATATCGTACATACCCTTGCATTCCATTTTTTTCATCATAAGGGCTTTAGCTAAATCCCCAGCGCCTGCGCAAGGTTCTATGAAAGACCCAAAGTAAGACACCACGTGTGGTATCAAAACATTAACCGCAGACGGATCTATGGTAGCATAGAAGTCACGTGGTTTCTTCTCAAACTTGTCAGGATCACGTTTGCTCATTAACCAATTTCCAATTTCTTGATACCTTTCGCCCAATTCTCTGCTGCATCTTCTACGTAATGCATCGACTTATTGGGGAATTCTTCTCTGAAGAAGACAACGCCAGCCTCATTGAAGTACTTAATATACAACGATTCGTCCTTAGAGTCAAGATGTATTTCACACCACCCTTTGTCTACAGTTGGATAATGTGTTGAAAGTTTCTTACCCATGAACGTATTCTCCAGCCATTGGAAAGATCACTGTGATTGCCTCTGCAATTGCTCTAGCGACTTCCATGTGTTCCTTTTGCGTACCGTTACCAGATCGCAGCTCAATATAATGAATCCATGAACGAAGAGATCCCTTCATATACAACTTGGAAATCGTATTACCTTCGGGGAGAACGACTCTCGCTTGTTCCTTAGCAATTCCGTTCGCGATTGCCCAATTGTACGCCATCTTAGCTTCGTGAATGATCTGCTGTTGCTTTGCATTCCAAGTCTTTTTCAACTCTTCGTCAGCAGTCTCAATAGAATTCTGACGATTAGATGGATCTTGTAGACGAGCTTCCCTCAGAACAAAGGTATCATCAAGATCGTTAGGATCCCCATATCGTTGGCTAAACTCTTGGAAAACGAATGATCTGTGTCGGATGAGCTGACGCGCGATGTCTCTTGTGGTTTCGATTTCAATTGTGGCGTCTGCCATTTCAAGGGGTGACCAGTGCTTCCACTCAATAAGTCGCCGAATGAGTCGCTCTGAGTTGTCAAGTTTGTATTGCCCAGCTGGGTTAGATACTTTGGTACAGTAGGCAATAAGCTCAAGTGCCGATTTAAACTCACCTTTTAACTCCTCAGTGGGTTGAGTGTAGCTAAACAATCTAGCTTTCATTCTGCGTCAGCCTTTGCAGGCTTCAAGTTTTGCAGACGCTTCAAATGTTCTTTACCATTCACCTTGGTCTTAACCATCTTGATAATTGGTTCACCTTTTTTGTTCAGGATTTTGGTGTTCTCTGGAAGAGTGAACACAATATTTTTACCCTTGTTAAGAGCTCTGACTTGGTTCAGCAAACGCTGGCCAGCATCAGTGTTCTTGGTGCTGATTGATGAGATCCGTTCACCCTTTGAGGTGTAGGTTTTGCCAGATGATTTCTTAGCCATGGTATAGTTCTCCTTAAAATATGATATCTTTAAACTTGTCGGTTACTTGAGCAGTATGACCCTTGTCCATTATAGGACCATCTTGCACTAGGTTCTCTTCTGCATCAGGAGCATCTTCCAGCTTCATGCGCGAACGATCAACCTTAATAACGAATCGTTTATACTTGTTTGGATCATTGTAACGATTCTTTAGTTGCTTCACAAGGATATGACCCTGTTGAGCGAGTTCATCATTAGAGATCAAAGCAAACATTAAGTCTGCCGTAGCGGGTAGTCCAAAAGACTCGGACGTATCTTCCAACCCAGGATCCGAGCTACCAAAACCAGCACGTGTCGTTTGCGTTGCAGACATAATCGGAACGTTGAATTCAACAGCAAGACCTCGCATCTCCTCTGCAATTGCTTTAATATACGTATAAGAGTTAATCGCACCACCCATACTTTTCATTCGTGAGCTTGCACAAATATTCAGATAGTCAATGAAGATGATTTCGGGAATGAAGTTTTTCTTTAACTTCAATTCGTTCAACAATGCACGAAAGTGTGATACGTTCGCTTGACCAGTAGGATACTCTTTAATGATCAACTTACCATTGGTCTTGTTGGCAATCTCATTGACCTTAGTCATCATAATCGGTTTGGGTAGATACTCAAGCTGATCAAGAGGAATATTCAACAGATTAGCGTCGATACGTTCAGCAATGCGTTCTTCTGCCATCTCCATTGTGATGTAGAGTGCATTGCGACCTTGAGTTAGGGCGTTAGCAGCAACATGACACATAAACAGAGATTTACCAACCCCAGTACCAGCGAGAGCAATATTAAGTGTCTTGTTAGGTAAGCCTCCCTTTGTAATCTTGTTAAAGTAATCAAGATCAAACGGAATGCGAGATTCCTGCTCGTGGTAGAAGTCATATCGCTGTTCAGCGTTTTCGATATAGTCGTGCCCAATGTTCGTGTCGAAAGAGACTGCAAGCGCCTTTTGGAGAATATCGGGGAGCGCATTTTTAGTAAGCTCTTTGTGCTTACCATCAATGATTTGAATTGATTCCATAATCGCATTATGCACCGCTCTATCTTGGCACCACTTCTCTGTAGTGTCCAATAGCCATTGTTGATTGATCTGTTCAGTTGAAAAGATACTTGGAAGGATCTCTAATGCATATGTATAATCGCCATTGTTGATCCTTTCGTTACCGTCAATCTCAATCTTGAACGACTCAAGAGTAGGTAGCTTGTTGTACTTGCCAACAAACCGACCTATCTCTTTAAACAGTTCTCTATAAATTCCCTCAAAGTAATCTGGTCGTACAAATGGCAGAACCTTCCTCATATACTGATCGTTAGTCAGAATATTACGAAGGATGGTCTGCTCAAGGTTTATTGTCATTTATTGTTCCAAGCATTTCAAGTAAAAGACTGTGAAGAATGTGGCTGGCTACTTTTTGTAAATCCGCATTATCAGAGTTTACACTAAGATCAGGGCTATAGTCAAGTGTAAAATCAAATTGAACCATCAAATCGTCATCATCGAATTTCACATTACCATAATGAAAAACGCATTCGATAAAGTCGCCTTTGAGAATTCTAACCTTCCAATCGTTGTCATCTGCTGGAATTAACTCATAGTCAATGTTTTGTTTCCACTCTTCGGTTATCGGTGTTTTAGTCATTTGCTTCCTCTACAATTGAATCCATGTCAACCAATGATGCATAACCAATGGTGTATTGTTTTTTAACAAACTCTTTGAAGTCTGTCTCGACCAAGATAGGTGACCAAAATTCTTCGGTCAGCGTGTCCTTTTCGCGATACTTTTGTCCAACAAGTTCACCATCAGTTTGGTCAACGTATTGATACCAACCATTAGATGGTTTAGCCACATACTTACCAGCAAGAG